ACGGCACATCCATTGTGTGACTCTCAGCCCGCGCCCCGTCTTCATCTACCACAGCCGCTTTTACAGTTTTTATGCGCTGAACGAACTTCACAAGGTCGATATCATCCATGCCGCCTGCGTTCTGAATGATCCAGTAAATCTGGCTTGCATCATCAAGATCATTGGCAAAGCCGCTCTTGATCAGGTCATAAGCGTCAATGCCCTCCTGAATTCCTTCAAGCTCACTTTGGTGTTGCTGATTCCCCCACAGCGGCACAATCGGGAAGCCCGGATAGTTTTCCCCGCCGAAAATCTCCACACCATCTGCTTCTGTGACGCGCAGGATCAGTTTATATGGACGTTTCTGCTCAATCTCGACAGGTTCACCACTACGCCAGATGTAATTCGTGTAGCCGTCCATTTCATACAGCGTAGCCCTCAGCGGTTTAACAGGATCAATCTGCCAGAAACGTACTCCAGCCTTAAGCGCTCCATCCTCTTCATCGTAAAGCGGGGCAAACTCTGTCAGCCTGAACACTTCCAGATGATCATAGTTCCAGAAGCCGAAAGACACCTTATCCACAAGGGCATAGTGCCCCAGCTGTTGCAGGCGTGTATCAAAATCTTTGCCCAGTTTATCCGCCGTGCTGTCATCATTCCAACTCACACCATTACCCAGAAGATACTGCGTTTCCTGTGTGACAAAACGATTGAAGAAACTTGAGCAGATCTTATAGTTCGCGCTGTAATTATCCTCTACGGCCTGACCGGAAATCGTGTATAGTAACTTTCTGTAATTCGTGATTGTGGTATTATGCTTACTGTCATAATCCTGCGCCACCACAGCGCGTTCGTAATCCTCAGAATTCTTGTGATTATAAATTACCTTGCGTGTAAACTCGGCCCGCTGTGCCTCGTCCGAACCAACTTCCAAAAGATCCTGAAATGTGATCAATGTCTTCTGCACCATCCTTTCTTGTTGCTTTTCTGATAACATGTTTTGTTTTTGCAAAGTACCTAGTTGCATCCATGCAATTATGAACAATTAAACCACCCTCAATCGAAAAATTGTGGTTGTCGTCAACTTCCATGTTGTAAACGTCAGCTTTCCCGACTTTGCGAATTGCTTTTATTCCAACGGAGGAAGTTTCTGCAACTTCGGCAACAGGTCTTTGCTTTTGAATATTTATTTGTTGTGAACTCATTACCGCACCATTCGCAGATTCTTGTTTCATTGTCTACGCCTTGTTTTCTTCTGTATGCAGATCTACATGCATTGGAACAAAAACGATTTACGCCGTGATCTATTGCTTCAAACTCTTTTCCACAATTATCACACTTGAAAATCTTTTTTTGATAAAGAGCGTCTTTCATTTTTTCATAATGTTCTTTATGCCACTCTCTACCGGAATCTGATCCGTGCCATTCAGATGCTTTCGGTCTTGCGTTTTCATCAAGATTTTTTATCTGCTTTTCATAACGTTCATTGCTCCATGACTTCCCATGTAAAATCGCATGTTCTTTTTTCGTCAACATTTGGAGATTATCAATTTCATTGTTTGACTTCTTAAAATCCTTGTGATGGATTTCACAACCCCTTGGAACTTTCCCGTTGAAATATTCCCACACATAAACGTGCAGTCTTTTGTGCGTTTTTGCGTTCAAATAATATCCGGTTTTCTTGTCTCTACGAAAAACAAGATCATCAAAAATAGCAACGTCCCCATCTTCGTAATATTGAACCATGATATAAACCTCCCTTAGTCTATATCATAACTCAAACCGTCCACAATGTCAATTATTTTATCCGACACAAGCAAATCTTTTGCTGACACATAACCGCGCTTTGTTAGTATTGGATGCTCATCTGTGCAACGAATGAAACGCCCGTCCTCTGTTTCAATTTCATATATTTCTGCTTGCCTTTGTGTAAGCCTGCAATCGTGATACGGTTTTAATTCCGCAAGACCAGTATTTGTGTTGTAACTCCACACTTCCCCCGACGTTCCCACCAATTCTGAAATTGGTCTTGCACCGTCTTTTGTGTTTACTAACGTCTCACCAATAAGACAATGATCATTTTCTTTTACAGGTCGATCATCTATGCAGTTAGTGTCCCAAACATAACCTGCGGCTTCTTCCTGCCAGTTTTTGCAGGTTTTAGATACTTTAACGTATCCATTACTTAGCGCATTTGCAGTCTCGCGGATCCCATCAAGTACGGCGTTATCCGCTTTCAAAACCTTGTACCGATGATTTCGTTTTTTCAGCACGGCAATAAATGAGGCGGCTGACGGGTCAATAATCGTTTCCAACTTTTGATCAGGCAGAATGTCTGCGCACCAAGCATCAATATCCTGTGCATATTGTTCGTCTGTTTTCTGTACACCTTCTGTTCGACCGGAATAGTAATATTCACGTACAGCGTACCATGTGTTTTTTATTTTTGCAAACAGAAGCGCCGCGAAAGCGTTCATCGTTCCATAGTCTATTGCAATACAGTATTCAGACGGTTGTTCGTCCGGTACTTCACATATGGCCTGTTCATACATCGGATAAATAAGCCCTTCAGCAAGTGTCCACTCACCTTTTATGTATCGTCCGTAGTAAACAGTCCCGGCATATTCTTTTTGCAGGTTGTTTATAAATTCGGGCGGTAGAAACGGATTGTCAAAGATTGTATACGGCTGAATATATGCGTCAATATCATCCCGGTCTATGAATTTCTTCAGCCAATGTCCCGGATACTCAGGGTTGCACGCACCATCAAAACAACTGTACGGTTTGTCCAGTCGGGATTGAAGCATTGCGAATACTTCTTTGTTCCATTTTGCAATTTCGTCGCCGTAACAGTATTTGATTGATGATCCCTGAATCTTTGATACCTGTGAAATTTTTTCAGCGCCTAGGCAATAAACTGGAACCCCGCAAACATACGAGATATTTCTCTGATTGATTGTGCTGACTATTACATCTGTGTAGATTTCACGCATAGGTTGTAATACATTACGTTCTATTGTTTCTTTCGATACTCCAAGTATAACATTCAACCCATCCTTGTCTTTAAGCGCTCGCAACCGACTCGGAACCATATATGCAATATCGACGAATGACTTTCCAGATCGAACAGCACCGATTTTAAAATTATATCGATGATTTGCGTTCCGTATAAATTCATTCTGTTTCTTGCTGAACTTCATTGTTCGCCGCTTCCTTTGCTTCTTTCAAGATCGCGTCAAGTTTATCAAGCGCAGTAGTATCCATAACAATCGGTTTGTCCTGCCACTTGTCAGACCGTCTGTTCTTCAGTATAAAGCAAATAGCCCCCACAGATGGCGGAATATGCCGTTTTTTTGCGTGCTTGTTTACTACTTTTGTACCGTCCGGATAGATCGTCTCAGTCTGATCTGTCTCAGTTACATCATATCCGATTGCGGCCTTGTACAGAGCATTTTCAACCTCATAGATACAGACTTCCTCGCCTTTTTTTAGAGCGTTACTTATATCACTATACTTCTTTATCCATTCGTAAAGCTGTTTTGCCGTTATGCCAATATTTGACGCGATTTGTTCATAAGTCAGACCATCGCGCCGCCAGCCTTGGAGCTGAATTAATTTATCAGGTTCTAACCATTCTTTATATTTGCCTGTTGCCATATGTCACCGCCTTTCGATTATATTGTAACAAAAACAGGCGCACTATGCAACATGCACAAATTTCAGTGCGCTATATTGTGCAAAACATAAAATTAATATTTAGGGGACTTGCATTTTTCATGTAGGGCGCTATAATGCTATCAGATACAGACAACAGTGCACCACTACAGGAGGAGAAGCAATGACACGAAACGACATTATGTGCAAACTTATGGACATTACACACGAAATAACAAGCGATATTGAACGTATAAACGACGAACGCCGTCAGTATTCGCCGGATGAAGTAATGGATTTAATTAATAGCTATGCGGAGCAACTAATTGATCTTCGTCATGAGATGGGGAGCAGAGTATAATTAATGTTTATTTCAAAAAAAGGAAGACGAAAAAATGAAAAACAAAATTTTAAAAAGTATTACAAGGGCGGCACTCATTATCATGACGATTGCGGCATGTTTTGCGGACAGTGAAAGCAATGTGCCATTAATCGTATTTACAGCCTGTATTGCTTGGCTGAGCTTGTATCTGACCGCAAATAGGAGTATATACAAATAATTATTGACAAGCGCCACAGCAGCCCATAAAATCAAAGAAAAGCCCCTATACTATACTGTATAGGGGCTGCAACCATGGAGTAAGCTTATAAGGAGGGCATAAACATTGAAAGCACTATCAATTCACCCGTATTATGCGGGCATGATTTTTGCAGGCAAAAAGACTATAGAATGTCGGACATGGCAAACGGATTACAGAGGGGAAATTCT